TTCTTCAGCAGCACTATTCCTATTTTTGAAACTAAAAATACCACTATAGTCATTAACTGCAGGAGATGATGAATTGGTATACATTTCAAGGTAAGGCCCATCTGAACCATTATCATCATTTTCACATCTTATAGTTTGATAATTTGTACTTACTACATGTAATCTATTTAATGGATTTGTTGTGCCTATACCTACCTTTCCAGTTGAACTATGTATTTTTATTCTGTCAGTTTCATTTGTTTGTAATATTAAATGTCTAGAACTAGAATTATGTCCAAAATACATTGCAGTTGCATCTTGTGCAATATAACCTGTGTATCCATTTCCATCAATTGTTAATTGTCCTACACCAGTAGCACTAGGAGTTATATCATCACTACCACCAATTGCTGTTGTTCCAAATAATTTAGTAGTTCCTACAACATGTAATTTATTTGCTGGACTTGTTGTACCTATACCAATTGTTCCATCAGTTTTTAGATAAAGCTGATCACCAGCAAAACTTTCGTTCTTTATATTTGTGACTTTAAGTGTTGCCATAATCTCAGTCTCTTAAATACATTTTATTCGTAGTACATTTAGATATTTAAGCAGCCATATAAGTAGCAGAACCATAAATATAATTTTCAGAACTACCACTTGTAAAATCACTTCCTTGAACTTGAGATGAGGCAGCAGAATTTGTTGCATGTTTATAGAAGTATATAGTAGTACCTCCAGAAATTAATCCCTTAAAATTAGGCATGTCAGTTGTAAATTCTCTTATAAAAGAAAAAGATACACCAAATCGAGAGTTAGTGTGATCTAGACAAGAAAAAGGAAGACCAGTTAAAGTAAAAGTACCGCTAGGAGAACTAATAGCAGTAGTATAAAATGTCCAAGTAATATTAACTATTCTACCTACTCTTGTAAAATGTCCACTAGCTACGACAGTTGCTGACCCTGAAGTTCCGAAATTTGCTACAGGAGTCCAAGTCCCTTCTTCGTAGTGATCTAAAATTTCTGAACCAGCACCACCTGTTGCAGCACCTGTTGCAGCAGTACCAGTTTGAGCACTAAAGTCAATACCGTGACCAGCAGTTCCTATTATTAAATCACCGTCATTTATTTTTACGTTTCCACTAGATTCGATGCGAAGTCTTTCACTATCAAAATCTGCATCAGCAGTTCCAGATCCTGATGTATGAAATTGAATAATTCCACTTTCCATTCTAATTGCAGCAGGAGCACCACCACCAGAATTGGTTTCTGTTACTATCATTCCACCAGCAGTAGTTCCAGTTGTCTTTGCCTTAACTGAATGACCTAATATAGTTGCAGAAGTTGAATATGCTTGTCCTAAATATCCTCTTTGTCCTAATTTAAGGTTTTGTTGATTTGTCTCACCTAAATCTAATAGTTCTTCTGGAGTTGTTTCATTTATACCTACCTTTCCATCTGTTTCAATAAGCAACTTTGATGTAAGACTTCCTCCAGATATTCTTGTATAGAAATTTATTTTTCCATCATCTTTATTATCTGTATCAGAACCAGCTTCAAAAGCAATTCTACCTACTTCAGTATTATTCCACTTACCACTAATTCCAAATATAGTATTATTTGCAGAAGATCTATTTGCATTACCAATGATCATGGGTTTTAGATCACCTGCTGTCAAAGTTAATCCTTTGCCATCTACAGCTACTGTTTGTATAAGATCATTTCCATCAAATGTAAGATTTGATTGCCAACTTAAATTTCCTGAACCGTCTGTT